GCGAGACTGGCCAGCTTCCGGAGGATTCCCGGACGCTGAACAACGGCCGGAAGCCCCCCTCTGGACCACTGCTCAGATCCAATGAAGCCCCGAACCACCGGGGCTTTTTCTTACCTTTTACACCCATCGAGGCCCCGCACTGACGGGGCCTTCTCATATCTGGAGAAATACCTATGAGTGGATTCTTCCACGGCGTTACCGTCACTACTGTCGACACCGGTTCGCGCAGCATTGCGCTGCCGTCGTCTTCCATCATCGGCCTGGTGGACACCTTCACCGAAGGCCCGACTGCCACGGCCAAGGCCAACGACCTGGTGCTGATCACCAGCGAGCGTGAAGCCATCGCGGCGTTCGGCGCCGATGCGGCGATCACCAAGGCCTGCCAGGCCATCTATGCCCGGGCCAAGGCGGTCATCGTCGCGTGCGGCGTGGCCAAGCTGACCGACGCGGCCGAGCAGACCTCGGCGATCATCGGCGGCGTGCTGGCCGACGGCAAGCGCACCGGCCTGCAAGCCCTGCTGGACGGCAAGAGCCGTTTCAACGCCCAGCCACGCCTGCTGGTGACGCCGAAACACAGCGCCACCCAGGCGGTCGGTACTGCGCTGGTCGCACTGGCCGACAAGCTGCGCGGCCTGGCCATCATCGACGGCCCGAACACCACCGACGAAGCCGCGCTGGCCTACGCCGAGAATTTCGGTGCCAAGCGCGCCTACCTGGTGGATCCGGGCGTGAAGTACTGGGACACCACTGCTGACGCCACCGTCGATGCCCCGGGCTCGGCCTGGGTCGCCGGCCTGTTCGCCTGGACCGACAGCGAGTACGGCTTCTGGGCCTCGCCGTCTAACAAGGAGTTCGTCGGTATCACCGGCACCGTGCGCCCGGTGGAGTTCCTCGACGGCGACGAGTCCTGCCGCGCCAACCTGCTGAACAACGCCAACATCACCACCATCATCCGTGACGACGGCTTCCGCCTGTGGGGCAACCGCACCCTGTCCAGCGATCCGAAGTGGGCCTTCGTCACCCGCGTGCGGACCATGGACATCGTCATGGACGCCATTCTCTACGGCCACAAATGGGCGGTGGACCGCTCGATCACCGCCACCTACGTCAAGGACGTGACCGAGGGCCTGGAGAACTTCATGCGCGACCTCAAGGCCCAGGGCGCAATCATCAATTTCGAAGTCTACGCCGACCCCGAGCTCAACACGGCCAGCCAGCTGGAGCAGGGCAAGGTGTACTGGAACATCCGCTTCACCGACGTCCCACCTGCAGAAAACCCCAATTTCCGTGTCGAGGTCACCAACCAGTGGTTGACCGAAGTCCTCGACCAGGCCGCTTAAGGAGCAACAACACATGGCAATGATTCCGCAAACCCTGGCCAACCTGAACCTGTTCGTCGATGGCGTCAGCTTCCAGGGTGATGTCACCAGCCTGACCCTGCCCGCCCTGAAAATGAAGACCGCCGAACACCGTGTCGGCGGCATGGACATGGCGGTCGATATCGACCAAGGCCTGGAAAAAATGACCGCCGAGTTTTCCACCACCGGCGTACGTCCCGAATCCCTGAAATTCTTCGGCCTGACCGACGGCACGGGTTTCAACGGCACCTTCCGCGGTGCGTTCAAAGGCCTCAAGGGCAAGATCACCCCGGTGGTCATCACCCTGCGCGGCTCCCTCACCACCCTCGAAATGGGCGAGTGGAAAGCCGCAGGCGAAACCGTCGTCAAGCACACCGTTTCCGTCACCTACTACAAGCTCGAAATCGATGGTCGGCAGATGTACGAGATCGACCCGCTGGGCTTGAAGCGCGTGATCAACGGCGTTGACCAGCTCGCCGCCCAACGCAGCGCCCTCGGCCTCTGACAAAAGGACAAGCTCGTATGACCCAAGCTACGAAAATTCCCGCCTGGCTGACCCTCAGCGCCGATCGCGTGGTAGTCAAACTCAGCCGCCCCAGCGAAGCCAACGGCGTGCAGGTCGACAGCCTGTCGCTGCGGGCACCGACAGTGCGTGACCTGCGTGTTGCCCAGTCCGGCAACGGCGACGACGAACAGCGCGAGCTGAACCTCTTCGCCTCGCTGGCAGAGATCGGCACCAAGGACCTGGAGGGCCTGGCGCTCAAGGACTACAGCCGTTTGCAGACGGGCTATTTTCGCCTGGTGCAGGACGACGAGCTTTGATCCCGCGCGGCAGAAAGCAGCAGCGAAACGGCTTGCCAGAGAGCTGAATTTTTCTGCCGACGAAATCATGACCATGTCGTACAGCGACATGGTCTGGTGGCT